ACTTCATCAAGCATTTGAGCTAATGTGTCTGAGTGGGGATACTCTAGTTTTTCTGCTACTTCTTTAATGAAATCTGTAGCAACAAGTATTTTGTTTAAATCTAGTATCATAGGCGAATGATGACTGTACGGTCCTGCCTTCGAGGGGGGCAGACGAGCGTAGCGAGTCCTGGTTGATGACTGTAATTAGTGGGATGGGAGCCTTTCGACTCCCGTTTGCATTTAAGCGGCTTGAGATACATGGATGCGTTTGCTTAGTCTTTTCATGACATCGCAAAGCTTTTGGAGTGTGGATTCTTGTGTCTGAACCCATTCTTGTTTGGAGGCGAGATTGCTAAACACAATGTATTTGTATTTAAGCTGACGAGGACTCCCAGCTTTTACTCCAGACAATCGACCTAATGTATGATTGTATAGAGCATTCTTTTTAGCATAATCAACTTGGAGTTTATTTATGTTTTTAACTTCTTTAACAAGAGTTTTGAATGGGTTGTTCATTTAGAATTGCTCCTTATTAGTAAAGATTTTAAAGGGGATATTAACTACAGCCGTGATGACTGTAATTAAAC